TGATCGTGAGTTTTGTGCTTTGCTTGAACATGAGCTTTACCATATAGGTGTAGAACGTGAAGAAGACGGCGAGATTATTTACAGTGATCATACTGGCTTACCAAAGCACTATTTAGCCGGTCACGATGTGGAAGAGTTTATCGGTGTTGTAAAACGCTGGGGAGCAAATGACAGTGTTAAGAGGCTTATTGAAGTTGCCAAAAACCCGCCGTTTGTTTCTGATTTAGATATTTCGAAATGTTGTGGAAACTGCGTAATTACCTGAGCCTTGAGGCTCTTTTTTTTTGGCTATTTAGGTTGACGTAGGTTGACAGGATTGAGGATATGGCGGCTCTAAAAAAAGAGGTAAAACTCTTTATAGTTCGCTCACTTGCCGTATTTAATACACCCACAGAAACTGCTGAGCTCGTCAACCAAGAATACGGGATAAAAGTTACTAAACAGCAGTGTGAGAAATACGACCCGACCAAACGGGCAGGCGAGAACCTGAGCGAAGAATTAAGAAAAGATTTTGAAAAGACTCGCGAAATGTTTTTGGGTAAGCCTGAGGCAATCCCTATTGCAAATTTAGCGGTGCGTTTACAGCGCTACGAAAGCCAATATCAAAAGCACAGTAGAAACCGTGTAGCAGCTTTAAGCATTCTTAAGCAAGCTGCTGAGGACATAGGCGGCAAGTACACGAATAAGACTGAAATTACAGGCGCTGGCGGTGGTCCATTACAAAGCGAAAATATTACCTATGTGACTGCTACCGATGAGCAGGTAAGGCAGGCGATAGATGAACTCGAGAACGAATATTGATCCTGTTAAAGCCAAAGCTAAGCGGATTAAATGTGAGAAAGAACATTTATTTTTCACTCGTGCTTTTTTCTTGCCACGTATGGGCTTTAAGTTTTCGGTCAATTGGCATCATGAATATATTGCCGACAAGATTGACGAGGTAATCGCTGGAAAGGTTAAGAACCTAGTTATTAACGTTCCACCGGGTAGTGGTAAAACTGAATTACTTACAAACCTTATTGCCCGTGGTATAGCACGTAATCCTCGTTCGCGGTTTCTGTATTTGTCTTTCTCACAGTCACTAGTTGAGGATGTATCGGCAACAGCCAGAAACATTGTTAAGTCGGAAGACTTTCAGAGTTTATGGCCAGTAAAGATTTCTACCAGTACGGATGCTAAGTCGAGCTGGAAAACTACCGTTGATGGTTATGATGCTGGTCATGTTTATTCTGCATCAATGGGTGGGCAGGTCACGGGTCGCCGTGCTGGTACATTAGCGGATAAAGGCTTTACCGGTGCAATTATTCTTGATGACCCATTAAAGCCTGAGGATGCATTTAGCCAAACAGCAAGACGTAAAGCTAACCGTAAGATCTTAAATACGGTCAACTCGCGTAAAGCTAAATCTGATACGCCAATTATTCTGATCATGCAGCGTTTGCACGTTGAGGATCCGACTAACTTTGTGATGACGGGTAATGTACCTGGTGAGTGGGAACAGATCAGTATTCCCGCGCTTATCGATGATGAGTACATCAGTAAGATACCAGAAAAAATACAGCGCAAAATTCCACGTAATGTTGAGCGTGATGCCAAAGGCCGTCAAAGCTACTGGCCGTTAAAAGAATCTTTACTTTCATTGCTGCAGCTGGAGAAAGGCGGGGAAGATAAAGACGGCGCCACAGTGTCACGATACACATTTGCAAGCCAATACATGCAAAACCCTAAAAAGCTGGGTGGTGATCTGGTTAAGGCTGAATGGTTCCCACGTTATCTAGAGCTACCTGTTCTTAAGTGGCGGGCTGTATGGGCCGATACTGCTCAGAAGGTCAAAAAGCATAATGACTTCTCGGTGTTCTTATGTGCTGGTCTGGGCTATGACAATAACCTTTACATCATTGATGTGAAACGCGGGAAATGGGAAGCACCTGAGCTATTGAAGGAGGCTAAAGCCTTTATCAATAAGCATAAGGATAGCAACACCAAAATCGGCAAACTTCGTTATATGGCCGTAGAAGATAAGGCGAGTGGTACCGGATTAATTCAATCTATTTCTAGGGAAACTACCTTACCTATTAGGGCAATTCAGCGGGATGAGGACAAATTGTCACGGACAATGGACGTCATTCTTTATGTTGAAGATCAGCGCGTTTGGTTACCAGCTAATGCACCGTGGCTATTGAACTACATTGAAGAGATTGAAGGCCTTACTGCTGATTGGTCACATGATCATGACGACCAGTGGGACCCGACCATTGATGCAATTAATGATTCATTAGCCAAAAAGCCAACTGTATTTGATTAGAGGAAATTATGGCTGAAACTAAAAAGCCCGATGCAATTGGCGATGCAGGGGCATATACAAACTTTGTCTCAAATATTGGTACCGAACGTGACAAAGCTTCACACGGTTCTTTCGTTAAGAAAGTAATTCCTGATGAGCAATTAGAAGCCGTGTATCAACACTGGTTGGCTAAGCGCATCGTAAACCGTCCAGCAAGTGACATGCTCCGAGCTGGTTGGTTCTATGAAGGGATACAAGACAACGATTTATTGAAGCTTAAAGAGGCGTGTAAGGCATTTAACTTAGATGGGGTGCTCTTATCTAGTTTAGTACTTTCTCGCTTATATGGTGTTTGCTATGTGCTTCTAGGAACAGTGGACGGCGGCAACTTAGATCAACCGTTTGATTTAAACAAGTTAGGTATTGGTCGTTTAGAGTTTTTCACGGTGCTTAAGAAAAAGCACATTGAAGCTGATACCAGTAAATATTTATCGCCTAAGGAGGCAGGTGGCGTTTTAAAGCAGCCTGAATTTTACAAGCTAAAGCTTGATGGTAAATCTAACCAACGGATCCACCACACCCGCTTAATTAAATTTGGTCATGCAGATGTGGTCAATGAAGAGCCTGTAAGTGTCTTACAGGAAGTATATGAGGATCTACTTGATCATGCTGCCGTAAAGAAAGCCACTGCTAGTCTGGTCCATGAATCAAAAATTGACGTGATTAGAACACCTAACTTGGTCGATAAGATCAAAGAGGATATGAAATCCGTAGCTGAACGTTTTCTTAGTGTCGGATTGCTTAAGGGCTTGAATGGCATGATCGTCTTGGATAAAGAGGAGGAGTATGACTCTAAATCTTATAGCTTTGGCGGTCTGCCTGACCTCATGCGTGAGTATTCGATTCAAACTGCTGGTGCAGCTGATATGCCATATACGATTTTATTCGGTCAATCACCTGCAGGGATGAATGCAACAGGCGAGCATGACACACGGAACTATTACGACAGTATTGCAACTAAGCAAATATGGTCCTTAAAGCCATTCATGATGAAGCTTTTAAGAGTAATTGTTCAAGCCACATTTGGTCGTCAGATTCCAAGCTTAGATGTTGTGTTCAATCCTCTATGGCAATTAGACGCTAAGGTCCGCTCTGAAGTTGAGAAAGCTAACGCTGAACGGGATTCCAAGTATTTAGAAATGGGCATCATCACAGAGCCACAGATAGCAAAACAGCTTGTTATTGATGGTGTTTATTCAGTGATTAATGAAAAACATATCAAAGAGCTTGAGACAATGGTGAAGCTTAATGACAACGATAATTCAGATCCTGAAACCCCACCTCCAGCAGGCGAAGAAACGTAAAAAAGGTCGTAAAGCTTCTAAGCCGAGAGCCGTGCACGTAAACCGCCGTGTAGAGCTTTATTACACACGACAACTACTGGCTATTTCAAAATACTGTCAGGAACAAACAAAAGAATTGGTTATTCCTACAGTCGGCAAGAATATCGGTGATGCTTGGTTCTCAGACATGATGACGGCGTTTAGGGAAAAGCTCACAAAGTATGTTGTTGAGGTTTCGCGACCGTTGGCCACAAAAGTTGTGACTGACACCCAAAAGGAAGTGGACAAGCAAATTGCAGAGCACACTAAAACGATTATTGGTGTGGATCTAACGCCGTTCTATCGAGCTGCTGATATTCAGGATGAGGTAGATCTAAACATTACGGCTAATGTCAGTTTGATTAAGTCCATTCCACAGCAATATGCCGATAAGCTTGAAGTATTAATTACTAATGCTTTGCAGACTGGACAAACAAATGAAGAGTTGGCCAAAGCTATTAAGCAATTAGGGTTATCTACTGATTATCGTGCGCGCCTTATTGCTAGTGATCAGATGGGCAAGATTAACGGCCAAATCAACCAAGCCCGACAGCTTTCGATGGGTGTTGAGACATACACATGGCAAACGGCCAAAGACGAGCGAGTGCGGCCAGATCATCAACATAAACAGGGCAAGACATTTAGATGGGATTCACCGCCAGATGGTGGGCATCCCGGTCAGCCTATTCGTTGTCGTTGCACAGCTTTGCCTAATTATGAGGATATTTTGATTGATTAATTTAATTACTTTATGAGATTTTAATAACTTGGTAATTAAATTTTATTTAATCATTTTATTAAGGTGT